ATAAGGGAATTTCTATTGTATCTTATTATATAAGTATTCCTCATTATAATAAGGCACCACGGTTGAAGCGGTTTAGAACAATCAAATTTATCACGATTCACAAGTAGCTTATAAACTGTATCACCGGCTAAGTCTTCAGCATCTTGCATGGAACAGCAGAATTTTCTTGCCACCTTTAATATCCAAGGATATATTTCTGATAATTCCTTTTCAAAGTCCATTGTCAGCCCTCCTTATTAGGTGTATCTTCGGTTCGCCATTAATGCACCTTTCCACATATTTCCGGTGCATGATACTTTGTTCGTGCATTTCCTTAGCAGAACGCTCGATTGAACTAATAAGAGTGCCTATATCGGGGGGCAATAAGGCAATCATTTTTTTTACCTCGGACACTTCTGCTGTTATCCGATTACACTTCGTCTCTAATGTACGTAATTCTGACAATAAAACATTGTATAAATGCCTATTTATACAATGGATGCTGTTTTTTTTATTCATAAAAAAGTCGTTTGTGATTCTAAAGGAGATGTACAAACGACTGTATGAAATAATTCGCTTTAATTAAAAATTAATCGAATTACAGCATATATGTAATACCAATATTATCATGTGCTTCTTTTTCTGATCGATATTTCAACATCAGCTTGATGAACGATATTCGCATAGACAGCAGCATTAATTACACGGGAATCAATACTCATTTTAAAGAATGTCATTAGAAAAGCAATCTCTGCATCAAAAGAAGAACGAATTTGTTCAGGAGTAGCCTTACTTCCTTTATGTTCCTCACTGCGTCTCTCCTCATTCCGTTTTTGCTCAAAAATTGCAGAATGAAGTAAATAATCAAGCTTCGATATAACTTGCTCATCACTCATATTTCGGGTATCTACATTTAGTTGACCCAATACCTGACGAACATCATCATAAAAGCCAAGAGAAACAAGAGCCTGACAAATACGAAGACTCAATAGTTTGGCACGTTCTTTCAGCATATCCTCTTTGTCCATTACCATAGCCTTCATATTTGAAGGATTAACAATACTTCTGTATTCAATGAGCAATTTAGATGCTATCTCTTTAAGCGTGCTCTCTGACACAAATTCGCGACCCGAAAGCAAACAAGCATAGTTTCCGCATGAAAGCTCAATGAAATCATTCAATGTTATCTGATTTAATCTTTCAATCATGACTATTTCAGTTTAGATAACTTATACAGTTCAAATTCACGGTTAGAAGCATCCTGACGCTGCATTTTAAGACTCTTCATCAAAAGAAAATTTGTTCTATCAACCCTTTTTTCTAATCGGGAATAATCATTGAAAACAATGGTGTCACCGGAAGAAGATGCAAAATATGTCGGTGAAAATGTAGGAAAGTCCCAATCCGGCATATCAAAATTAGAGATATCTACCTTATCAACATCAGGAAAGACTTGTGCACCTTTAGGAATATCAACTAAAGTTGGAGCATCAGGAGTAATCCATGCTTTTCCGGAATACATGATAACTTCATGTTTACCGGCATCACCAACTAAAGCGGTACCGCCGGGATGCCTATCATTACCTTTAGTACCGTCTGCATAGGAAGGAATAGGAGTTGCAAGAATAGTTGCAACCTGAATTGCTCCCATGGCACCAATAACAATAGATAAAGGAATATTCGGTAAAGCTTCAGTTATTGCCAGTGCAGTGGCTATTCCAGCTTGAGCGACACTAGTCGCCTTTTCCCAAATGGCTTGTTTACGTGCCATTTCTTGTTTTTGTTTTTCTAGTTCAGCATTTTTTGCTTCTGTCAAAGATTTTGCAGCACGTTTACGCGCTTCTGCTTCTTCTTCGGAAATAGCACCTGACTCTGCCAGATTCTCAATTCGTTCAATATCCTCATCATACTTTTCCTCATTAGCTTCCCGCTCTTCTTCTATTTTCTGAATCTGACCATCATAAATAGAAGAGACTAAGTTTCCAATAGCTCCCACAGCTTGAGATGCAGTTTGAAGCCATTTTTTCAAGTTCTTCTGACGTTCTTTCTGTGCTTTCTCATCCGCTTTAGTAACTTTATTGATAGCATCTATTTCTGTTTCTGCTTCTTTTTGGGCAAGGTCCGCTTTCAATTTTGCAAGTTTCTCCTCAAGTTTCTCCCTTTTGTCCGTACTCAAGTTGACAGTAGCAAGTTCGGATTCCAAAGCGTCAATGGCAGCTTCCGAGGTTTTACGTACATAATCTAATTTTAACTGATACTCAAGTTCTGCATACTCCTGCTGGGTTATTTCCTTAGAAGCTAACTGTTTTTTAAGAGCAAGCGTATCCATAACATATGCAGCATCCCGGATTTCCTGCTCATGCGCTGCATTCTCTGCTATTAATTGCACCTGATCGGATGCATGTCTTTCGTAAAGTTCTTGTTTCTTTTTTGCATATTTGTCGTCAATGAGAAAAACATCTTCACCTGTTTTCTCTGCTGCATCAATTTCTGCTTCACGTTGCAACTCCAACTGGTGCAATTTCAAATCAAGTTCTTCCTGGGACCCCTTTTTTACAACAGCAAGAGCGTTCTCAACATCCTTCTTCTCACGATCAGAATTATACTTAATAGTAAACTCATCTAGCTTTTCCTGCATTTCCTTAGCTAAATTCTGACGTGTAGCAATTTCCTCTTTGCTATTACCCTTGACGGCAGCAATCTTCTTCGAGTAAGCAACACCAATTTTAGCAAGTTCTTTCTCCAGTCCCTCATCCATAAGAGCTAGTTCTGACTCCTGATAAGTTTCATGAATTTTCAGCTTCTCTTTGAGAGCTTTTTCCTGTTCACGTTTTTCTTTATCAGTAAGGACTGTTATACCTGAACCATTTTTGTCGTTACCCTTTGGACGGAACTTTTCTGCAATCACATCAAGTCCACGATTAAATTCATCGCTAGATGCTATTTTGAATAAGTTTTTAGAAAATTCCAACTGAGCCTTATCCGCTTTTTCTGCTTCCGATGTGTAATAGCCAAACATTTTAGCAGCACCATTCTTTATCCAAGACATATCTTCAAACTCTGATGTTGCATATTGAGCACGAGTTTTCATCCGTTTTAAAGCTTCTCTCTCTTGGGCCGTTACTTCAATACGTTTATTTTTCATTTGAATAACAGCTTTTGTGTATGCTTGTTCCTCTGTATCACCAGCATCAATAAGCCTCTTATATTCTGCCTGAAAATCTTTTTCTACTTCCAATAACTTTTTGTTCGCATCTTTTTTTGCAAGTGTTCTAAAATTATAATCTATCTTTTCTATTTTTTCTTCAGGAGATTTCAAATCATTGGCGATACCTCTTATTTTATCAGCCATCCAATTAAGAAACTCCTTAGCAGGTCCCGTTGACTCGGAGAAAGAAAGCATAAACGCTTCCCATGCTGAAGATAAGTTAGCAAGAGCTCCATGAACATTATCTCCCATCGTGTGAGCCATATCGCCCAATTCACGTTCTACACCAGTAATCTGTTCTCTAAGTGGTAATATTTTATCAACAGCGGTGAGAAAGGCATTAAAAGCGGCAACACTACGCTTATCAGTTAATTCAAGAGTAGTATTCAAGTCTACCCCTTTTTCTTTTAGCGATTTCAATCCTTCAACTAACTCAGGCAATGTTTTAACGGGCTTACCTAACGCCTTTGCCAGCTTTCCATTACTATCAGCTAAATTTAGAAAAACATTACGGGTAGCAGTAGCAGCCATTGAAGCATCAAAGCCGGCATCCGATAATTTACCCAACAAAGCCAAAGTATCTTCAATACTGAAATTAAAGGCTTTTGCAACCGGTCCAACAATTGGTAATGCAGTAGCGAGATATGAAAACGACAATGCGCTTTTGGTTGTTGCGACAGCCATCGCAGACACATATCTTTCAGTTTCTCTTGTATCAGCATTAAACATACGAAGAGAAGCACCTGCCAATGAAGCCGCATCTGCTAATTCTGCCCCGGTAGCTTGTGCAAATTTTAGAACGTGCTCTGTTGCATCTAATATTTCTTTTCGAGTAAAACCTAGTTTAGCAAGTTCTATTTGCAAATCCGTAGCTTCGGATGCAGTGTATTTCGTTGTAGCACCCAAACGTTGAGCATCCGCAGTTAACTCCTTCACTTTATCAGAAGTGGTTCCTAATATTGCAGCAAGCCTACTATTAGCTAATTCAAATTTAACAATATCACCTACTCCTTCACGCAGTTTTGTAAATAAAGCAACAACTCCACTAACAACAGCTTGTGCACCAATATATCCAGCAGCCCACCCTTTCAATCCTGCACCAACTTTGTTTAGCCCAGGAGCCATCTCCGTTTTAAGCATCATTCCAGCATTCCGGGCAATAATTCCCATGTTCTGCATGGACTTATTACCGTTCTGTATTTCAATCCATGCCGCCTTTACTTCTTCCCGATATGCACCAATGGTCATTTTCTGTTGACTATATCGATCGGAATTTCGCTTTATGTAATCAGTGTTGATTCCAATAGTAGAATTAAGACGGGCAAGTGTACGAATATAGTTTTCATCCGTATCTTTCAAAACATCAACAGCCTTTTGCAGCTGCTTATTCATTTCCTTTGCTTGTGAACGGCTATGTACTTCCTGATTAGTCAAGATAATAGCAGTTCTGATAAGTTTTAAACGTTCTTCTTCAGATAGAACAGCTTTCTTACGAGTAGTATTACCGGCATTCTGCGCTTTTGTCAAGTTAGCTTCTGCTTTAGCAGCCTTTTCCAAGGACACAGCATTATCCGAGTTTGCTTTGGTTAGTTTCTTCAGTTCAGCAGCAGATAATTTCTCTTTTCCTCTATCTTCTTACTGACAGTTTGAGTTATTTCAGACTGTCTTCTAAGAGCTTCGGTTAATTCAGCAGATGCAGAACCAGCCGTTTTTGCTTGAGTATTATAAAGGTTACTCAACTTTTCAAGATCAGCAACACCTTCTACATTTAGTTTCAAACCTTTTGCTAATTCTTTGGCCGCATTAACATAATCAGCCCTCACACGCTCAATAGTATTATCAAGCTCCACCAATTTCTGCAAATCGTTCTCATCAACGAAATCTTTTAATTTTAAATCTGCCATAATTACAGGTAATGTCTATATTCAACAATCTTTCCTTTTATCTCAACTCCTAGTTTATCAAAAGCATAGGTACCATCTTCTTTCTGATAAACGACATACATGCAACCATCCAAGACAGCTGCTTTCTTTGCAAGATCACTGATACGTTCCAGTTCACTCTGCATCTTTTTTATTTCGCAACTACAAGCCATTTTCTACCGATATCCACATTCTGAAAAGAAACGTTCCATCCAGGGACGGAGATACATAATATTAAAGTACTCTTTAGCTGTATCACCAATGCCTAAAATCTGCTCACCGTATTTCTTCTCAATAGAACTACCGTCCGTAAATCCTTTCGTTGAGAATCGAAGCCCGGAATCAATTCTATCGGCAGTTATGCTATCATAGAAAGTACCAGTAATAAAGAGGTTAGGTACCTCAACCGGACGCGGTGGCAAATAAAGCATCTCACTTCTAAGAGGTGGAGTTATCCTCTCCTTCCATCGTTTATATTGTTCCGCACGGTTCTGCCAGGGACCGGGCTCGTTAAAATAGGTGTCAGTATCATAATCAGGATTCAATAGATGTTCAGTACCGTCCAGACCGGAATATAATTGTTCCTGAATGCAATCAACGAGTACATTCTTATGTTCTTCCATACACCTAATACATTCCTCTTCAAACTCGGATGCAATGGAATGAATAACTCTATGTAATTCATCAAAATCTGCCATACAGTAAAAATATAACGGGCCGGGCCCCAGCCCGTCGGTTACTTAGTTATCGCATCGTACACTTCCGAGAGCTTCTTCTTGCGGTCAGCTTCCTTCAGTTCCTGCCACACGACTTTAATGTGTGCATTAATAAACTCTTCCTTCGTCATGCCCTTCACAGCAACCTCGACGAACGTAACATTATCTACCTTCATGACACCTGCTCGATACCTCTGATTCCTTTTTCATACAATACAGAAGGAGCTTTCAACGAAGGAACCGCCCCGGCTTTAGGAACAATGGTAATGATACCATCCGAATATGTAGCGGAAGTTACGTTATTCATAACTTCAGCAGCACCATCAGCAATAAGACTGCCAAATTCTTCTGTACGGTCATAACCACCAACAACTTCAACTATTTTGTAAGTATTTTCGGCCTCCAACTTTTGAAACACAACATCAACCAAGCCTTTAACGAAATTCTTGGGATTGAAGTCTAACTGCACGTAGTCAAAGTGCAATTGGCTGTCTTCCACATCTTCATGTGAAAAACTAACAGTCATCGCAGACTTAGCACTACTGGTCGGGTACTGTGTCACGGTCGGGTAAACAGTAGACATCGGAATACCGGCAAGGATATCAGTGTCATCATTATAACCGATCAACATATTATCCTGATTCCAAAAGTAAACGTCCCATCCTTTATTGGCACATTTCAGAAGCTGGGCATTCAAAACCTCATCAAATTTCTTCAAAGTGAAGGTGTCTGTTTGAGCGCTAAGCCCGTTGTATTCACTTGCACCGTACCCTACAGGATTAACTTGAGGCTCTCCACCATTCTTGGCATACTCCAGGAATGGCAAAATAGGGTAAATACGCCCGGGACGGTCTGCATGGCACAATTCGAGCAACTTCTCACCTGTTATATCAGCAGGGAGTTTGACACCATGTTCTGTCAAGATAGCACCTTTGACCTTTTTCCAGTCAATGCTACA